CATTGTAGTTGGAGATAATTATCAGTCTCACTATGTTGGTGAATGGCATAGACCAATGCTTATTCATATTAGAATTATTAAAGATACCGTAACCTTAGTCTTAAATGGCGAAGAGGTAGCAGAAGTTGCTTTTGATCAAACAAATATAGATCTACCTTCCGAGTTTGATGGCACTGGCAAAAGCCAAGACTGGCTAGGCTTCTATGCCTATGAAGATGTTTATCCAATTGACATTGACTCTTTTTCAATCTACTCATATTCCGTTCCTACCGTGGTAGCAAAAAGAAGATGGGTATGGGGACAAGCAGTTGTAGCACCAGAAACAACTAACGCATCTCTTAATGGAACTACTGTATTCAATGACTACTCTTTTGCTGACTATGCTGTTAACTATAACTACCCAGATTTTGCTACTTGGAGACAAGCATTCTTTAGTAATATGGAAGCATCTTCAAAATTCTTAACTCTTCCAGAATACAAACTCCCTGAGTTCTCTCTTGGAGCAAAGACTAGCCAGGAGTGGTTTGATGATATGCAGTCTGCAGAGTCTGCTTCATCAGATAAATACTTTACCTTTAGACCTAACTCTGGATGGAATAGCACTGTTGGTTTTATGTTCTTTGAAAACCTTGGTGTTCTTAACGAATCAGTAGAAAGTTTGTATGGTGTTTTTGAAACTGATGGATCAGCATCAAATCAGACACTATTTAAGATAGACAACAAAATAACAAAAGACTCTTTAACTGTAGAGATTAACGCAAATACACTTTCGTATAGATTCTTGTCTTCAGGAACAACCACAGTAATTCAGCAGCATACAGTATCCTCAAATACTAAGTTTACGGCAGGAATTAATATTAAGAATCTATCCAGTCAAACAATCACTGGGATTAACAGATTCTTTACCAACCAGTCTAATCTTACAATTCTTGTAGGAGGAAATAAGACAACAACCTTTACAGGTAAAATGTATAGGTTTGGGTTTGATGCATCTTATAACAACAGAAAGATTTCTGCTAAATATGACGCAGAAGGTATATTCTTACATACATCAACTGTGGCAAACCAGATGCTTGCCCATACTGCTAACTACACTCTTAAGGTTATTCAGAAGTATGGATTAATGTTTGCAGACATTGCTGTGTCTGGGTACTGGGAAGACTACATGCCTTTGTCTTATTTTGCAAAGTACACAGAAGACTATGATGGCAACAGGTTCTACGATGTAGACTCCATTCAGTTTAATCTAGACTTCCCTGAGCCACTTGAAACAAATTCTTTAGAGTCCACCTCATCTTGGACATACTCAGATCTTGGTGTTCGTTATGCTTCACCAATTCAGCAAACTTATGCATCTTTGGATAATAACTTTTATAGCGGTTGGGATAACTATGAGGATATGTCTCAAGACTCAGACAAATACTACTATTACGACACTGAAAGAAGTGCTGTTAGATCTTATATTTCTTTCCAATATACTAATGACGGAGCCAACACTAACTTAGTTGACTTCACAAACTTTGCTACTGCTAGAGTTAAAGGCACAGCAGATCCAGCCCTAATCACTGGGGACTGGGAAGACACTGCTTATGAAGTTATAGATGGAACAATAATTTATCCACCACTTGTAGATAGTCAAGACAACCCTGTAGACTTCAATGACCTGGCCTTGGTTTATCACCTAGACTTTAATTCAGAAGGAATTATTCATCACCCCGTAAAATTTAGAAAACTTCAACTCGCTTCTCAGGTTCTTGAAAGAAAGCAGTTTACAGAAATTGGAACAAAGTTTGGTGTTCCAGTTTATCCATATAAAAAGACTGGTATTTATTACGACTTCAAGGGTAAGAACCCTATCTCAACATATAAGGGCAGTACTCCTTATCTTTACCTAAACAAGCATTCAGGGTGGAGAATTCAGGGGGACTTCTCAGAAACAACCGAAAGAGGTATCTCTGTTCCAGTAAACGTACAAAAGGGACTTGGCACAGAGATCAGTACGATTCAAATGTGGGTAAAATTTGCAAACCGAGTATTCCCAACAGGAGCAATGCTAATCTTATCTGTTGATCATAAAAATGGAATTTATGACTTTTATTTGCAGGGTGATGCTAGTGGTCAACGTGGTTATGTCTATGCAATTAACAGACTTACAAATGCACTAATTGACACAGTTGAGTATTATATAAATGGTCAATCTGTACAAACCCCATATCTAACAAACGAAGAGTGGACTGTGGTTTCCATAGCCTTTACAGATTTGCTTAGTTTTGATCAGTACACGGGCCGAATTAACCTAAATGGGCCACTCACATATAATAACATTTCTTATTACCTTGCTACTAACCTTGAACAAAATCAGCGTGTTCAGGTTAGAACTTGGGGAGATATTAGAAATGACGGAACCGCAAGGACTTGGGATTATTGGGAAAACTCCTTTACCTGGAACGAAGTTAAGATTGTTAGTACAATTAACCTTTATTCTATTGACCCAACTATTGTTTATGATAAATATATGGGCACTAATAGGATTATTGTGGATGATGGAGTAGATGGAGTTTCGGTTGCGCCAGAGGATGTTCGTGTTTATAACGATGTTACCTGGTCAACTACAACCAAGATAGCGGTATAACATGGTATACTAATGGTTATGGATTCTTTAATTAACCCTAAAACTGGTAAACCGATTGTAAATAATGTTCGTAGAAAAGTGATTGATAAGCACTACGACTGGGGACTTTACGTCTACAAAAAATCAAATGGCAAATATTTCACAGATGGCACAGGCTCTGTTTTAAACATTGAGTCAATGAAAGGCGACATCTCTAAGATTGCAGAACTAAAAACGGCAGCAAGACACTACGGAGATCCAGGGGATGGGACAGTTGTGTTCGTTCCTGGACTAACTAGAGTTTCAGAAGAAGAATATTCTGAGCAAAAGGATAGAATGCAGCAAGGCTTGATTCCTTCAATGAACGACTTGGGTGCATGGCATGCAGCACAACAGACTCACGATAGGTATGGAAGCGATGACTAACGAGTATCCAATTCAAGCAAAGTTAAACACACAGGAAAAAGAAGAGAGTATTTTTAATGCTCAAGATCCATTCAATAAATCCTGGGAAGAGTTAAAAGATTTAAGCGGTATCAACACAAACTTTAAAAGAAGAACTGGTAGATTAGTAAATAAAGCAGTAGGAGATGCAGCATATCTTGATGCAGCAAATGCAATGCCATCAGGAGCAGACTCATCATCTAAGCAGATTAACCCTGGAACTGTATATCGTAATGGTTACGGTTTATTTGATGTAATTACACCTCCGTACAATATGTACGAGTTGGCTAACTTTTATGACACATCATTTGCTAACCACGCAGCAATTGATGCAAAGGTAGAAAATATTGTAGGGCTTGGATACAGATTTGATATTACAGACAGTACATCTTTGAGGTTCGAAACTTCAGAAGATCCAGAGAAGGTTATGCGTGCACGTAAGCGCATTGAAAGAATGAAGATTGAACTTCGTGACTGGCTTGAAAGCCTTAACGATGATGATAGTTTTACTAAGACAATGGAAAAGGTTTATACAGACCTTGAGGCTACAGGTAATGGCTTCTTAGAAGTTGGAAGAACAACAGATGGACAAATCGGATATATCGGACATATCCCAGCAACCACTGTTCGTGTCCGTAGACTTCACGATGGTTTCTTGCAGATCATTGGTCAGTATGTTGTTTACTTTAGAAACTTCGGGGCAAATAATCAAAACCCAGTAACCAACGATCCAAGACCTAATGAGATTATCCACATTAAGGAATACTCTCCACTAAACACATTTTATGGTGTCCCAGATATCGTGGCTGCTATGCCATCACTTATCGGAGATCAACTCGCTTCACAATATAACATTGACTACTTTGAAAACAAAGCAGTCCCAAGATACATTATTACGCTTAAGGGTGCACAATTATCTGGTGATTCAGAAGACAAGATGTTTAGATTCCTTCAGACTGGTCTTAAGTCTCAGTCCCACAGAACTCTTTATATCCCACTTCCTGGAGACACTGACCAAAACAAGGTTGAGTTTAAGATGGAGCCAATTGAAAACGGTATCCAAGATGGCTCATTTAAAGAGTACCGTAAGCAGAACCGTGACGATATCCTTATTGCTCATCAGGTACCTATTTCTAAACTTGGTGGAGCAGATTCTGGTTTGTCTGCTGCACTATCTCAAGATCGTACCTTTAAAGAGCAGGTTGCTCGTCCAGCACAGCATCACCTTGAAAAGGTAATCAGCAAGATTATTCGTGAGAAGACAGACATCCTTGAACTTAAGTTTAATGAACTAACCCTCACAGATGAGATTGCACAAGCCCAAATTCTTGAAAAATATGTCAAGTCTCAGATCATGCTTCCTAATGAGGCTCGTGAGATTCTTGACCTTCCTCAAAGAGATGGTGGGGATGCACCTCTAGAGTTAACAGCAAGAGCAGCAGCCGATGAACGGGCTAACTCTGCTGGTAATAGAGCAAGGGATACAGAAAGAGAAAACAACCAATCCGATAGTCCAACAACTGTATCTGGAAGAAATGCACAAGGAGAAGGAAGAGCATCTCAATAATTGAGAAACTAACATAAATGTTTGGTATAATAGATACGATATGTTAATACACAAAGCACACTGGACGACTTCAGGCGACAACGTACGTCTATCAATGCCTATTGGCAAAGTAGATGTAGAGCGCAGAATGGTTTCTGGTTTTGCAACTTTAGATAATATTGACAAGCAAGATGACATTGTTGATACTAAAGCAAGCCTTGAGGCTTTTAAGAATTTTCGTGGTAACCTTCGTGAGATGCATCAGCCTTCAGCAGTTGGCAAGATTGTTTCATTTAAAGAAGATCGTTATTTTGATCCAAGCACAAAAAAGTTTTATAGTGGAGTATATGTTTCAGCATATGTTTCAAAGGGCGCACAAGATGCGTGGGAGAAAGTTCTTGATGGAACTTACACAGGATTCTCAATTGGTGGAAACATCAAGTCTTGGGATGATGCATTTAATGAAGAAATGAATAAGAATATTCGTGTTATTAAAGAATACGATCTTTTTGAATTATCACTTGTTGATAGCCCAGCAAATCAGTTTGCAAACATTGTTTCTGTTGAAAAACAAAATGGATATAATGTTATTGAAGGAATGCTTTCAAAGGTTGAGACAGAGAATATTTTCTGGGATTCAGAAACTGGACTCGTAATGGTTTCAGAGTCAGAATCACAAGTTAGTCCA